GACTCCCGGGAAGCTGCACAGCTGCTCGGACTGTCGATCCACGGGGTCAATATGCGCCGCCGGGACGGAAAACTCACCGCCGCACGGCGCATCGGCGCGAGCTACCTGTTCCGCCGCGCCGATGTCCTCGCGCAACCCAGGGTGGCCCCCGGCCGCCGCGGCCCGAAGCCGGCGGGCGGCGCGTGAGAGCGGCGTTCAGACCTTCAAAGCCCGGCGAGACGCCTCGGGCGATCGTCGCGGCCCGCTGGCGTCCGGGCTGGGACGGCGTGCCCGGTTCGACGCACAGCGAGCTATGCGAACTGTGCGGGCGCCTGGTCCTGCTAGCACCGGAGACCCTGGCACTGCTGCCGACGCCCGTCTGGTGCATCGACTGCGCCATAGCGGGGGTGACGCCAAGCACCTGACCCTGTTCGACGTCGTTTCCTTGGCTGAGTCCCGACGATAAATAAGACCGGTTCCCGGTTTCCTCCGAAACACGCCGAACAGGGTAGGCGTGGGTAAGGCTTCGCGGCCCTTACAAGGAGTCATATTACCTTCCCGCCTGACCCGAATGGGTCAAGCGGCGATGGTGGTTTGGATCCGGCGCGGCTGACGGGATGAAACGGACATCGGGGTGGGGGGGTCAGCCGAAGGGGCGATCCACGCCCGCAGGGCGTTCCGTTTCCGGTAGTAGACAGGAGCACACCGCATGACCCTCGCCGATCCTCCACTCACCCGCCGCCATCCCACTCGCGTACAGCAGCGCATCAAGCAGGATGAGCGAGACCTGCAGGCGCACATCGTGGTTGCGCTGAACCGGATCCAGGAAGCCAACGAACGAATGCGGGCCGCCCTGCTCGACGGCGACCTAGACCTGATCGTGCTGCTCGCCCAGGTCACCGCCGACCAGGCCGTGACCCTGGTCAGCCTGGCCACCCTGTGATGCAGGAACTACTCGTCGGGTGGGTCATCGGGATCATGACGGCCGGCGCCGTCATGTATCTGTGGGCCGCGGTCCTGGACTGGCACCGCCGTGGCTAGGTGGGGTGGCCGACCGTCCCGCCGGCTGCTGGCCTATGTGCTGCGGCGAGATGGGTACCGCTGCGGCTGGTGCGGCGGCACCGCGACCACCGCCGACCACGTCATACCGCAGGCACTGGGCGGCAGCGACGATCCGTCGAACCTGCTGGCCTGCTGCCTGCCCTGCAATCAGAGCAAGGGCACCAGCTCCCGCCCGGCCCGCACCGTCACCACCCCACCATCGCGGCCATGGTGAACAGCGACCACGAACTCGGCGAGATACCAACCGGGACATGGACACTGGACATGTGGGGTCGATGGCGCCGCGTCGTCGACGTGTCACTACCCCCAGTTTCTGATCGAGGGGGCGGGGCCGGAGAGACCTCCCTCCATAATCACACACAGGAGGGCCTGACCTGCGAAAACGGAGAAACCAAGATCATTTAGACCGGATCCACCATTAGTACAGGCGTTCGAAAGCAGACGATGGGAGGGCAGTGGGAAAAGACGGGTTGTTCCAGCTGCCGGCCCGCCGCCGCGGCCGCCACGAGCGAGCGATGGAACAAACGATCAGGCAGTGGCGCACCGAGGGACACTTGTTGGACCCGGCGGCGTCGTCTGCGTTGCGGGAACAGGCCGGCGCCGTCGACCTGGCCATCGCGAAGGGCGAGCAGTGGCACATCTCGAACTGCCTGGCCGCCGAGGCGCAGCTGCGCCGCGAGTACGGCCCGGCCCGGGACACCGGCGACCAGTTCGACGCGTTCATGGCGTCGCTGACCGGTGACCGCGACCCTGACGGCGCCGCCGCCCCGGTACGGGACGGCCCGCCGACCTGACCTGGCCACCTCCGGCGACCTGGTGGCCCGCCTGTCGAGGGCGTTCGGCCGCCCGTTCATGCCGTGGCAGCGGCAGGCCTCCGACCTGCTCAACGAACGCCTGCCCGGCGGCCGCCGCGCTCACCCGTTCGCCGTGGTCACCGTGCCGCGGCAGGCCGGGAAGACGACGTGGCTGCTCGGCGAGGCCGTGGAACGCTGCCTGATCACCCCCGGCTCGAGGGTTTGGTACACCGCGCAGAACGGGCAGTACGCCCGGGAGAAATGGCGGGAACTGGTCGACGAGCTGCGCCGCCCCGGGTCGCCGCTGGCCGGCAGGCTGCGGGTGAAGCTGACCGGCGGCGGCGAATCGGCGACCTTCCCCAACGGGTCCGTGTTCCGGCCGTTCGCGCCGACCCGGGACGCGCTGCACGGCCAGCAGTCCGACCTGGTCATCCTCGACGAGGCCTGGACCCTGTCGTCGCCGGGCCGCGGCGACGAACTGATGCAGGCCATCGGCCCGACCCAGGCCACCCGGCCCGGCGCCCAGGTGGTCGTCGTGTCCACCGCCGGCGCGTTGAACACCTCGACGTTCCTCAAACCGCTGGTCGACCGCGGCCGGGACGCCGACCCGTCCATCGCCTACCTCGAGTGGTCGATCGGCGACGACGTCGACCCGATGGACCTGGACGCCGTCGCCGCCGCCCACCCCGCCGTCGGATGGACCATCGACCGGTCATTCCTGGACCGGGAGGCCGGGGTCCTGGTCGACATGCCCGGCGAGTTCGCCCGCGCCTACGGCAACCGCTGGACCCGCACCCTCGAGCGGGCCATCGATCCCGCCGTCTGGGTCGCCGCGGCCACCCCGCACCGGCTGCCGCCCGGCCGCCCGGTGTTCGGCGCCGACATCGCCCAGGACCAGTCCCGCGGCGCCGTCCTGGCCTGCAACGGCGGCGTCCTCGAGGTGGTCGACTCGCGGCCGGGCACCGCGTGGGTCGCCGACCGGATCCGGGAACTGGTCGCCGCGCACCGGCCCGCCGCCGTCGTCGTCGACCGGGTCGGGCCGTCCTCGACCCTCGCCGACGATCTGACGAACCCGCCCGCCGGCGTCGAGGCGGTCGAGTTGTTCCCGCTGACCGGCGGCGTCTACCCGGCGGCCTGCGCCCGGTTCCTCGACGACGTCACGCACCGCCGCGTCACCTACCGGATCCATCCGGCGCTGGACGCCGCCGTGGAGGCCGCAGCGGTCCGGCCGCTCGGCGAGGGCTGGGCCTGGGGGCGCCGCAGCGCCGCCGCCCCGATCTGCGAACTGATCGCCGCCACGTTGGCCTCGTGGGCCGACCGGCACCGACCGGCCGAACCGATCACCCCGGCGGTCTGGGCCGAATAACGCTCCGACGATTCTGGGCGGCTCATATCCCAGGGTCTGTCACGATTGCCGACCAGACTTGAGCCATGCCGGCTCGCCTCATTCAGATAGAGGGCTCTGCACCGTGGCAAGGCCGTTGTGCGTGCGGCTGGCGCGGCGACCCGGCCGGAACCCGGGATGACGCCCGGCTGCAGTCGGAACGGCACCGCCGGCAGGTCCACTACCGCGCCGCCGTCGACGCCGACCGGCAGCGACGGCACAGGTTGAACGCCGCGCCGCCGTGCTGAACCCGTTCCGCGCCGCGCAGCTGGCCGTCACCGCCCCGACCGGGCACGGCCTGCCCGTCCCGCAACCGCAGATCGAGGCGTGGACGACGTCGCAACTCGACGGCGTCGTCTGGGCCGACCTGATCGGCGCGCCGCTGGACGACCTGCCGCTGTCCCGCGCCGCGGCGATGGCCGTCCCCGCGGTCGCCCGTGCCCGGCACCTGACGGCCGGGACGATCGCGAAGATGCCGCTCGAGGCGCTCAAGGGCGCCGACAAGGTGACACCTCAGCCCTACTGGTGCCAGGGTTCGGATGGGCAGCTCGGCGACCTGTCGGCCGACGACATCCGCCGCTACGGCGTCATGCCTCAGTCGACCTGGTGGCGGCACCTGTGGACCGTCGACGACCACCTGTTCTACGGCATCTCGGTGTGGCTGATCACCCGCACCGATCCGCAGGACGGCCGGCCGACGAGGGCGCTGCGGATCCCGTGGTCGGCGTGGTCGACCAGCGATAACGGGCAGATCACCGACCTGGACGGGCACGTCATCCCGGCGACCCGGCTGATCGTCATCCCCGGGCCGCACGAAGGCATCCTGAATTTCGCGCAGCGCACCATCCGGGGTGCGATCGACCTCGAGCGGACCGCCGCCGACGTCGCCCGCCGCC